AAATTCAGCGGCAGTGCCTAGTTGTGCTGCTACTTCCGATGCAACTGTTGCTACATCTCCGGTCAAAGCAGCATATCTTGCAGTTTCTAAATTTAATTGCTTACCTGTTAGTAATTCAGCCGATAGTTCATTTTCAATAGAGCTCTGAAAGTCTAATAAGCTGTTTGAGATATTCTCTATTTGACTCATTTCCATTCCTAAAGACTTGGCAGTTGCTACTGCTTCAGCAATTAGTTTTGGATTTTTACCTAAAGTCAAAGTTGTAGCGGAAGAAACGTCTTTTATACCTTTAAGAATATCTTTTTCATTTAAAAGTACTCCGTTTTTTAATCCAGTGAATTTAGCTTGAGCCATTATCTCACCGGTATTTTGTTCTAATGATTTACCATTAGTAATTGTTAGGGATTGAATCCCCATTAACTCTTCATTAGTAAGACCGGCTGTTACTCTTAATTTTGTAAACTCCTGTGCGTTAGCATCTGTAAGTTTTACACTAGTGCCTAATGCGCTATTGATTGCAAGGTTAGTCTCTAAAAGCCCTTTTGAAGTAACATATTGACTTTTACTAGCATTTGCAGCTCCGATTAACTCAGTTCTAAATTTAACAGCATCGGTGTAACTCATGTTCATACCTCTAGCTGTATCTTCTGCTCCTTTATCTACGTCTTTAAATGTTTTAACTAGGGCTGTAACTAGTCCTCCAACGATTACAAGCGGGTCTTTTAGTCCTGTGATTAAACTCTTACTAGTCTCTTTAGCAATCATCCCCAAAGTTTGAAGTTTTGAAGGTAATTTCTCGCCCTTATCTGCTGCCTCTTTCATCTCCTTAGTAACTTTTTCTAAGGCTTTTGCAGAAGCTGTTCCAAGACCTGGTATTTTTCCAATAAGTGTGGATAGTTTTCCGGCTACTCCTAATTTTTCATCTACCTCTTCTAGCAGTTTCTTCTCTTTTTCTCTTTCTTTAGTTTGCTTTTGAAGCTCTTCTGAGACTAGTTTAGTGTATAGTAACTGTTTCTCTAAAGGATTTAATAACTCGGTCCTACGTTCAACTTCACTTTCAACAGCTGCTAGTTGTGCTTTTTTACTTAATACTAAATCTTGATCAATAGCTAAGCCTTTTTCTAATTTTTTAAGCTCTTCTTCTATTTCTTTAGTTAAACTATTTTGAAGCTGAACGGCTTTTGTGGTTTTATCTACTTGCTTTTTTCGTTCTTCACTAATAGAAGCTTGTAAGCCTCGTATTGCTAAGTTTGCTTTTTGAGTTAATTCTTCGTTTTTAGCAATTTCCTTTGTCTTTTGAGCAATTGAGCTTAACTCTGTGCTTTGGTCCTTAATAGCTTTTTGTAGTTTCTTATTTATATCCAGAGTGTCAGATTCTCTCTGTGAGAGTCTGGTTTGAATACCTAAAGCTTCTTTTAAAGACTCCAAATAAGCAGTAGACATAGAGTAACCTTCTTCTTGAATCTTTAAACGTTGTTCAAGTATCTTATTCTGCTCCTTTAATAGGGCATTTTCTTCTGCTACTTTTTTAGGATCTTGACTTGGACCTGCCATATATTATAAATATGAAAAGGCACCGGTTTTACGATGCCTATCCGTTGTATGCTGTTTTTTTACCTTTTGCATAATCCGGTACTTGAACGGTACCTGATTTAATTTTAGAAGTTAATTCTTCTGGTGAGTCTTGTTTGTTTTGTTTATCGTAATATTCTTTTATCTGATGAAAAATATATTTCCTTAAATGAATAGGAAGTTCATAGATTTCTCCAAAAGAATATCCTCCGTTACCGTGGAAGACTATTTGATGTATTTGATCAAATATATGCTTTCTATGCTCAGAAGTCAGGCCAAAAAAAGCTAACAGTAATTGGGAGTGTGATGTCCTCCTCAACACCACCTACTTCAACAGCGATACTTAAATTAATATCCGGTTGAACCTTCTTAACGTATTCGCGTAATGCTTTAGAATCTCTGGCAAGTAATCCATTATCAACAAAGTTCCTAATAACTCCTGGTTCTCTATTACCTTCTACTGAGGTGATCATAAATTTTAACCTTGTAGATAATTCAGGGTTTAGGTTCTTATCGATTTTCTTCAAACCATCTAATTCTTTCTTTACTTTCTCCTCATCACCAACAGTCATTACTTTAAAAGTAATTTTTGTTTTTGTGAAAGGTAGTTCATAGGAGAATTCATTAACATGAGGAGTGATTAGAGATTCGTCAAAAGCCCTATCTTCCAAGATTGTTAAGTCAATAGTGTGTTTCTGTCCACCGTAGCTAAACTCATAATCTTTACCATAACCTAGGATACGGGCAGCAATCATTATTGCATTTTGATCTCCGGTAACTAAGTCGCTGTAATTTACTTTTGATACAATCAAAGACTGTAGAAGTTTGTCGATTACAATTCCTCTCTGGATGTAGTTTTGGTTTGTTAGAATGTCTTCCTCTTTTGCGGTCATGTACTTCATTTCAAGTTTACCGCTGGCAAGTGGAGAATCTTTAGGGTAGAGCAATCCTCTGGAAGGGAGATCAATAATCTCGGTTGGGAATTTAAAGTCTGTCATATACTAATTTGTTGTAACTATTCTCTTATAAATATATAAGAATTAAGCTTTATACGTCTACTAGAACGTATCTTCCTTGAAAATTCATAACATTATTTGAAGACCAGTCTATTTCATCTGTATCGATTCCGGATTTTGTAAAAGCTTCTTTAAGACTTATTAAGAATTCCTTTAGTTTGTCTGAAAGGCTGTCGCTTAATTCTCCGCCGTATATTAGATAGTCTTCTGCTTTATTACTATTGGAGTTAAGTTCTTCTTTTTCTTCCTGTGCTAAAGGCTGTGCATCCACCATTTCTATTACTCCGGACTTAGGTCCTAGTATTTCTACTTTCTTGATGGGTATTACGCTTGTATAACTATGGTTTAAAAGTTTCTCCGCGTGTCTCAGCTCATCAATATCGGTAGTTAACTTCAGTACTTGATTTCCTTTTTGAAGTGCTATACCATTGTCTCCGGAACCTAACATAGTATACCCCTGGTCTTTCAACCTACCTAAAAGAATCTTTAAATTGGTAGGTAAAATTACTTCCTGTAGTATAATGCTAAGTTTCATATAGTAAAAAAGCCCTCTTAAATAAATAGGAGGGCCTTGTTTTAAGTTTATGTTTAGTTTAATAATTCAAGACCATATAATCCATTCCTAAAGTCATGGTAATGTTCTGTGCAGCTGAATCGTTATCGAAGTTTAAGTCTCCAAAGTTTGCATTTTTGATAAATGCTCCTTTAGCTACCCACTCAGATACTACATCACCTACTGGTCCTACAATGTCAATTACAACATCTTTCTTGTAGAAGTCAGAATAACCATCACGGCCGGTAACTGATTCATGGTGTAAACGAACCCATTCCATTACAGCCTGTGCTCCTGAAGGAGTGATTGGATCGTATAATGTTAAGCTTAAATCATTCCATCTCAATTTACCTTTAACTTTACGGTAAACGTTAATATGATTTAGTATGATTTCACCTTGTTCAAATCCTAAGCCTGATACACCTTTGATAAGGTAGGCAGGAATACCGTCCACATACATGATGAATCTGTTTTGTACCTTCGGTTCAAAAGCGGTGAAGAATATTTCGTCTGATGTTAAAATTGCCATTGTCTTATTTAGTTATAAATATTAACGATTTAAAAATTAAGCTGGGAATGTAGCTCCAGTTGGTGTCAAGTTGAAATCCAAGTAGATAAATTCTGCAGTCTTAGTTGGTTGAATGTAGATTTGTCCTACCATTTGGTTTCTGTCGATTACATCAGGGGTGTTGTTAGACTCATCCATTACTACCTTGAATGCATACAAACCTTGTCTTTGTTGTACTGATTCTAGGTAAGGATTAACCTGTGCAAGGAAGCTATTCCTAGTTGCAATTGTATTTTGTTCAAATACTAAGTTGTTAGCAACTTGAGAGATATAAGACTTCAATGCAATTAACAATCTTCTTACATTTACTCTATCCAAAGCAGATGCTTTTTGTTGTAATGTCTTTTGACCGTAAACCACTACTCCAGTTCCTGGGAATGTAGCAATTGGGTTAACTTTGT